ATTCTGGTGTATGAATTTCACATTTTCCTTCATAAAGAGTAGCAAACTGAAATTCTCCTCCCTCATAATTATCATTCAAAAGAACAGTCATTGATAATTTTCTAACTCTGCCATGCTTGAATTCATTCTCTGGTTCATCATATGCCGATAGATGATCACCCTTACCATCTTTATGAAAATAGTAAAATCCACCTTTTTTATAACGAGTTATTTGCATACTTTCTGCAGCCGTAATATCATATTTCCAACCAGCCTGTTCATTTGCTTCTTCCATATATGGCCAAATTGTATCACATATCCATTGGTCATGAGTCCATACAACATCACTTATTCTTACTTTTTTATCTGTGCCAGGGGGTGCTTTTGAGCCAGTTATTCGTTCTTCGTCTGTATAATCTTTTTTGAGATCTACTCTTGACTCCTTCCACTTACCTTCCGCTGAATTTCTTATTTTATTACAGGTTTTTTTGGTTAATCCTTCTACATAATAAAACTCATTTGTATTGTACATATTAGGTTCCTTTCTTTTTTAGGGAAAAGTGTTACCGCGTTACCCGGTAACGAATAGTAACGAATTTTAAACTATTCCGGAGATTGTAAAGGAGCAGAACGCCCAGTCATTTAGCTCGTTGTAACCGCTCAGAAGATATCTATCCTATAATGCCCAGAGGTGATTAACCGTCTATTAGTTAAGACATAGAGGAAATAAATAAAACTTTTGGTCAATCCGTAGTTTTGAAAAAATGTGGGCATTTTGCTCCTATACAATCCCCTTGATCTCTCTTATGAGGGGCTTGTTCCAGGGGATTCCCTTCCTGGATGCAAATGAACTGAATGTGAGAATGAGAGCGTCCGCTGCATCCGGAGATGCATTGCGGCCAAGACGTCGGCGGATCTCGTCCTTGGACTCTACCTTGATCTTGCCAGTGGAAGAGTAATTGAAACGGACTGAACAGAGCTCTGCAATTAGTTGCTCATCATTTGGGATGACTACATCACGCCCCTCGAACCATAACTTCGCTTTCTCCCATAACTCGGAGCGGAGGTTAAGATGCTGCCCCCTAATCGAGGGGGCCTCAGAAACATTTACTCCCAGACAATCCACACCATCGGAAAGTAACTTATCTACAACCCCCGCGCCGATTCCAATGCTGTCAATGCAAACATCGCCAATCTCAAACTTCTTCTTCTTGAGCTCGTCAATCTCTGCCCTGACCCACCCTGCTACTTGCATTGTGTCCAGGCCACGCTTGCACTTGACTTGACCCAATAAAGTATTACCCTGGCGGAGGGCGATAGCGGAGCTATCCTGACCAAACCGGGCTACATCAACTCCAATCGTTACCGGGCCGCCAATTGGATCTACCTGGCGATTAATCGATGCCTCCACCAGATGACGCGGAATTATTGCATCCTCATCTGTCTCCGGGAAGAGGCCTAGGACCCTTACGCGATATTGATTGGAATTTTCTGAATAACGAGATTTGATTTCTTCAATAAACTTTTTTGAAACCCTCTTTGAATCTAAACAGGAAATGCGCCGGGTCTCCCAATCTCGAGCAAGCTTATTGTGGGTGTCGTAGAAGAACCCTGTTGCTCGAGTGCCGTTACCTAACAGTAAAGTCGTCGCGTGCTCCCCAGATTGCGATGATGCTGCACTCTCAAATATCTGGGCCGGGATAGCAGAACTTTCATCGCAAACTAAAAGCACGTTTTCAGAATGAATTCCAGCCAATGTCTCGGGCGATTCTTTGGCGCTCACGCGGAACGAAATGAAACTTTCGTTGGGTGCAGCCCTTAGTCTTACTTGCTCGGAAAGTACCTCTAGTTGATCTTTTATGACGCCAGGGAGAACAGTGATCCATGCACGGATCTCAGAACCCAATGCGTCATGTAATTGGGAGTGCGAAGGGGCCGTTACTATCGTCTTTTGTGGAAAACGGAAGATCATATGCCATATTGCTACCCAGGACGCACAACAACTTTTGCCCACCCCATGACCCGAAACACAACTTATACGCCTTTTTTGTGAGTCATATTTGCCAGCGCCCGCAACCATATCCAGAACATCACCTTGCCAATCATCTGGAGTGGCTCCCAGGATCTCCTGGACAAATAAATTCGGGTTGTTGACGTAGCGCTTCTGGAACTTTGCCAGGGTGGAAGCTAATTCATTTTTTTTCATGACCTCTTTTGGTGGAGAGAATCTTGTTCCGTTCAAATCTCATTCTATGACGGTGAGAAACTTCCCTGCATAATTCATCGCCAGGGTGGGGGAAAGACCTTATTTTTAACTCTTCAATTGTTTTTCCTGTTACAGTCCAAACGTAGTGTTCATCCATTTTTCACTCCTTATGTCTTTTATAATATTTAAATGTATTTTCATGGAGCAGCCTCAATCGCTCCAGGTGCTCCTTTATCCTGTTTTCCTTCTCTATCCTTCCAAATATTACTACCTGTCTTACTATCCTCCTGATATTCTCCATATCGTTGTTTTCTTCACTCATTATCTTTCTCAGTTTTTTCCATTATTCAAATGTGCCAAGAGTTGCCAAAGCTAAATTAACGAGCTCTTCTCTCTCAATTGCTTGCAAGTGCTTCCATTGCCCGGAGTCTTCAAGTCTCCAATTAGACTGTTTGCAGACTTCTTCAATTAATATCTCTACATCGGATACATTGTTCCACCATGTAATCTCTTGATCTATTTTTGTTAGCATTGGACCAGTGCATATTTGCAGTCATTTGATGCAGATTAGGAACTCAGAGACAGCTTGGATATTGCTTGACCAGGTATGAATTGGGAAATTATTTTACAGGATAATGCTGGAACATCTCCTGAGAGGTAGATCTCCCACTGGCTTGATCTCTGAGCTCCTGTAATTTTATAAATCTTTCTTCTCAATGATAATTTTACTTCCACCTCTCACCATGAAAAACATAACCCAGAATAGACAAACCATTCCGGTGGCAACTCCAAAGATATAGGAGAAAACAAAATACCAAACTATTGTGCTATCAATTAACATAATTTTTTTTTGAAAAATTAATCCAGTGAGTATGGTGACCCTGCTCTCGCTCCCGCCCCCAACATATAGCGAAGGGGGGCCAAAAATGCAGCAAAAGTGAGGAACATCGGGTCAACAACCCTATGCTCCCCCTCGTAACCCGTTGCTATTGCTGACCTCCAGAAATGTCTTCATCATCCGTGTGCATTTCGTCTGCATCTTTATCCGATAAAAGTTATATGTACGATAATGTCAGGAATCGAACATATGATATCAATCATCTTCCGGGTTAATCACCTTCGGTTCACGGCGCTGCATGAGTTCCTTGAGTTGATCCAGGTATACCTCGGTAACATCGGTCACCTTGATGTCCGCCTGTACCTTCTGTAAGTCTCCCCACACCTTGCTATCCATGCGTGAGGCTAGCCATTGCCGCGCCTGGAGGCTAACCTGAGCCCGTTTAGGATCGAGCTCGCCGGACTCGACGCGATTGGCGATATCCTCCATGCGGTCAGCGTGAACCGACGCTCGGGCCTCGCGTGCGCGACTCAACTTGGCCGTGAGCTCAGGCGAGCGACGGATCCTTCCTTGAATCGTTGTGTATGGAATGTCCTCAACCTGGCAGTATTCAAAGAGAGCAACGCCAGAAGAAATCGTATCGAATATCTTATCCCAGAACTCTGGAGTTTCCATCTCAGCATCGACTCTGATTTTCCTCAGAGCCTTCTTACTTTTTATAACCGGATTCTTCCTTGGCATTCTATCCCTTCAAATGGTCATAGGTGTTTGGGGTGTATGAGGTGTAAATTTGTAAATGTGCTTCCAGGCCAGTAACCCCAATCGATTCCAGCCGATAGGTGTAAAGTGTAGGGTATTCCCTATAATACCCCCCTAAATACCCTTATATTATGTATATACATATACACCTATATATTACATCTATAAGTATTAAGACTAGGCTAGTGCTACCTCTGTTGGGTGTATCACAATCCTTTAGGTGTTACACCTATTCACAAAACCAGACAATTGACGGTCTAGAGCTTACACCTATAGCTCTTGATTCTCTGTTTACGAGCTCGGATTCATACAGGTCATCGAGCAATGTTTTTCTATGCATTCTCGACTTGAGAAACCGTGTCCTTTGGACGAGGTCTTTCATCGAAATTCCCTTCGGTCCACTATCCCTAATTATGGTCTCAACTCTTTTGCTTTCTCGTTCATACTCATTGTCACTTAGATTCTCTCTAATTGAGACACATGCATTATTCACCAAAGTGATTGTAAGTTCGCAGCCATAGTTTGCATCATCAGCGGTAATATCTGTAAACCTGGACCCAGCCAGGATGAGTGCTATTTTCTTTGCAGTCTCTGCTGCTCTGCACCACATTGCAGAAGTATCTGCTCCCAGGTCTGAGAGTCTGAGGGTTTCTTTCTGGAATGCTCTGAATATCTGCTTAGCTGCATCAGATGAAGTTATGACTAATGGCCTTGGGATCCCTAGCTCAGTGATGTTACCTTTAGCTCCAGGATCGATAGGCATATCGTTATAGGCCCTAACCTTGGTAGTGAGTGCCACTGGTATGCTCCCAATTATCCCTGCTTCATTGACCGGAGGACGTTCTCCAGGGGCATCAAATATACAGAAGCGATTGATTGTTCCAGAGCTAACGGCCTCACTGGTTAGTGAACTCCAGAACGATTCTTTGGTTGATGTCCCATAAATTGATGCAGAAGGCTGATCAATTTCAAACCTGGGATTCTCTCTCGAGTTAGCCTTGTCGGTCCCAAAAAATTTACTTGATGAGGATCCATACAACTCCAGGAACATCGAACTTACGTCTCTGAGGTGTGAGTTTGAGTTAGGATTCATAATTGAGGAGATATAGTGTCCGAACTCATCAATCATGTATAAACAAGACGGTGTAGCAGAAATTGTCCTCTCAATTGCGCTCCTGGAGGAAAGTTTCTCTGCTCCGAACCCTGAGACACCAGTTTGGGCAAACATTAGCTTGATGAGCTTCCTAGCGTGCTCCTTGCCGATTCCGGTTCTTCCAAGGGCTGCAATATATATATTCGGCCTTATGTCTGATTCATCCCTTATTTTCCTGCCAAGCATAGTAGCAGTGAAGGCTAGAGATGCTCCAATAGCGAGCTCAGGTTGTGGGAACCATGCAGTATCGGTTATGAACTTTGCCCAGTCTCCGACGAATCCTGGAGGGTTCAGGAGCTCTTTTTCGATTGGTTGTATATCTCTCTCGACTTTTTTTTCGAGCTTTGTTTTCCGAGGCCGCCCAATTGGCTCAGCAAAATTGTTCTCATATGGATCAGCGTGCCTGGCGATTACTTCCTGGGTAAAATAATTCTCCAGGTCTTTTGGTCCACGACTTTCGCAATGAGCATGACTACATTTAAAAGCTTTAGTTCCATCAGTAAATACGATAGTGGATCGATCACCATCTTTTCCAGTGGTATGGAGATGTCTCCAAGGGCATTGCACCAGGATTGTATTGCCAATCTCCTTGAGCACCATCCCCTGACTTTCAAACACCTCATTCCACCTGACGGTCCCATATCGATATTGCAC